ATAGTCATCAAACAAATCTAAAGTTCTAAGATAATTCTTTATGGTGCTTTCAGAATAATTTATTCCTTTTAGCCATTTCATAAATTCTACGATAATTAAGTACATTTTCCTATAAATAAAAAAGATAAAATCATTATAATAGATCCTATCTCCACTCCCACACAAAATAATATTATATACAAAAGTCAATAATCAAATACAAGACAATATCTGAAAAGTCTGATAACCAAAAGTTAAAAATCAGATTTTAACTAAAAAAAGTCTTGTAAAATGTAAATTCAGGAGTATAATTATGTCAGTGATAAATGTGTGGAAGATACCTAGATTTATAATCTAGGAGTTTTCTGTAAATGCAAAAAAAACCTAAAAAACAAAAAGCACCATCAAGATCTAAGCTAGTAAAGAAAGCTGATTCAGTTTTTTCTACCTTTATCAGACTAAGAGATAGTGATAAAAAATGATATGTAAAATGTCCTTTATGCTGATGGAAAGGATATTGGAAACTAGCTCAGAATATGCACTTTATTACTAGATCATGTTGGTACTATAGATATGATGAAGATAACTGCCATGCAGGATGCATGAGATGTAATGTAATTCTAAACTGAAACTATATAGAATACACTAGATATATGCAGAATAGATATGGTATATCTGCAGTAGATGAAATGAGAGCAAACTCTAAAAAGATTTTCAAGCTCTCCACAAGTGAACTAGAGAATATCATAGAAAAATACACAAACAAAATCCAAAAATATGTGGATAAGCTGACATAAAAGTCAGATTTTTTATTTTTTAAAAACAAAATCATGCCTAGACAAATTTCCGATTCAGAAAGACTTGTTGTAGCAGCATTAAACAGAAGAGAGACAGAACTTAAGCAAACTCAAGAAAAACTAACAAAAGCCTACCAACAATTAAAGGCTCAGTCTATGTACATTACAGAGCTAAAAGAAAGCAACAAGATGCTAGCAGCACAAGTAAGGTATTTAGTTCATAAACAAAAACAAGATGCCTAGATTCCCCTACTGAGACTTAAAGTATTACTATCAAGTCCACTGCCAAAAACAAAAAGCACAGGATAAAACACCTGTAAGTTATGCAGCATTCTGCAACAGACTAAGACATCTAAATCTCCATGATGCTATCCATTATCCTAGAGTAAATGGTAGAGCAAGAAACACAACAGTAAAAGCCACACCAGATGATTTTCATAGAAGACTACACACCTTAAATGAGGAGAATGTGCAGATATTAGATTTAGATAAGCTAGAGGAGATAGAACAAGAAAAACCTGTAGTCTATCCAAGAAAGGTAAACAGAACACAAATACCAAAACCTAAACAAAATTTGCGAAACAGATTTATTTCCTTTTTTAAAAAGTAATGACAAAAGAAAGAATCCTAGAGCTAATAGATAAGCTCTTTAAAATTTATGAAGAACTAGAAGAAAAAGAATCAGATTTACCTGAGAATAATCTAGTAGAATTTGTATGAGAAGATGAAAATGGTAATGGTATTTACAAACTAAAATAAAAATGCTAGTAGGAACTAATGCAAGAAAGCTATTCAAAATCTGAAAGCTATCTGAAAGGAAAGCATTTTTTGGTACTATTGTAAGCTATCAAATTCAAGGAGTAATATCTATGGAGAGATACTTTAAGGATGGAGAAGAAAAAAAAGTCCACGATCTCCTACGATATTTATTCCGAGAATTTGAGTACCACTGACAAATCCTATCTGCAAGGCAAATAGCCAACCTGCTATGATGTAGCCATCAGACAATAGATAGAACACTACAGAGAATAAAATATCAGGTAAAAACATGACATTTAGTTCTTAACTAATTACCATGACACAAATGGCAATGACTCATAACTTTGTACGACTAGCAACAGATGATGATGAATCAGATTTTTTAGAGTATAAACAATTAGAAGAAGAAAAAATAATAAAAGCATCAGATATAGAACATTTTGAATATACCATATTTAACTGATACAACTGAATAACTATATCATGTGCTACTCATGAGATATATGATCTATACAGAGTATATGATAAAAACTGAAATCTGATTTTAGAATCTGAGGATGAAGTATTTGAGCTACCTAAACGATGCTGAGAAGATATAGAGATAAGAGCATACGATAAACTATCAGATGATAGACTTGTATGGCTCTGATTATGAACTTGTATAGTAAGAATTGTAGATTATAGAGATAAATCAGATTCTTATAAACTCTCTATAGTAGTACCATTGTATAAGTCAGAATTATTTATGTGTAGAACTATTGACTCTATCCTATCAAGTTCTTTAGACTCTATAGAACTAATCCTAGTCAATGATGGCTCTCCTGATAATTCCTTACAAATAGCTAAACGATATGCTGATAACTATGGATGTGTAAAAGTAATAGATAAAGCTAACAGCTGACCATCTGACTGTAGAAATATCTGAATGGATATATCTACATGAGAATATCTAGCTTTCTGTGATTCTGATGACATAATCCATCCCTATATGTACGAGAATCTATATAAAACCTGTAAGAAAAATCAGACTGATATATGTATCTCTAGTGTACTTATTCGTACCCAACCATGAAAGAAAGAATGGAGCATAAAACTGAAAGAAGATAAGCTATGCAGTTTTGATGAGCTTATGAGTTCAAAGACCACCAAAGACAACCTGTATTTCGTATGAGTACGAAACAAGATAGTCAAGAGAGAACTTGCAAGGAAAGTCAGATTTATTCCTTTTCTTAGAGTTTATGAAGACCTAGCTTATACATGATCTCTATACTCCTATATAGATACATTCTCATACTGTACAGATGCTATATATACACGAGACCAAAGAAAAAGAAACACTGAATGAACATTATCTACACGAGCAAAGAATGAAGATAATACAAAGCTATGGAAAGATTATCTCTACTGAGCTACATTCCCACTATATAATAAAAGCTGAAATCATTTAGAGCGACATGACTATACTCATTTTCATAGACTAATAGAGGCTTATGCTAAAGTACAACAAAGTCCAAACCTAAAAGCACTATTTGATACAGAATTTAGAAAGCTAATCCATGAGTTGAAACTCTATGATAACAAGCTAATCATGGAAGATAAAGAATTACATGATTTAATAACAAGACTTAAATAGAGTCAGATTTATTTTTTCTTTTTTAGAGAAAAATCAGCCAATTTTTAAAAACTGTGTATAATGCACATCGTTTATATAGAGACACCAACATTATGAAGAAAGAACTAAACGAAAAACAAAAGATGTTCTGTCTAGAGTACCTAAAGAGCTTTAATGCTACTGATGCCTATAGGAAAGTGTACTGATGAACTACGAATACTTGTAAGGTAAATGGTAATAAACTGCTTACTAATACTTACATCCAAGAGTTCCTATGAAGTAGAGTAGAAAAGAAGATGGATAAATTAGATGTATGAGTAGATTTTGTTCTCTCATGACTAAAAGAAATTGCACTAATCTGAATGTGAAAACAAAAAGTCATGAAGAACTGAAAAGAGCAATACATTCTAGACCTATCTAATGCAAACTCAGCTTATGAGAAACTCTGAAAGTACAACAAGCTATTTACTGACAAAGTAGAGCAAAGTGGAGATTTAAACATTAACATTGTATCCTACAAGAAATGACAGAACTAACTATCCCTTATCATTTTATTCCTAGAGATTATCAGCTACCTATATTTGAAGCTATAGATAACTGAGTAAAGAGAATAATAATGGTACGACATCGTAGAGCATGAAAAGATAAGGCTTGTTTCAATATCATAGTAAAAAAAGCTATGGAAGAAGTCTGAATCTACTACTATGTCTTTCCTACTTATTCTCAATGAAAAAAAGCTGCATGGGACTGAATAGATAAAGATGGATGGAAGACAATAAATCATATTCCTAAAGAGATAATCAAAAGGAAGAATGATACAGAAATGAAAGTAGAACTAATCAATGGAAGTATTATTCAGATTATATGATCTGATAATGTGGACTCCATTGTCTGAACTAATCCTATCGGTATTGTGTTCTCTGAGTATTCATTACAGTCTCCTGCTGTATGGGATTTCCTAAGACCTATATTAGCAGAGAATGGATGATGGGCAATATTTAACTTTACTCCTAGATGAGATAATCATGCTAAAGAGTTATTAGATATGGCTAAAGAGAATAAAGATCGGATGGTATCAATTCAGACAGTAGATGATACAAAAGCGATAAGTAAGGAAGTATTAGAATCTGAAAGGGAAGAGATAATACAGAAAAATGGTAGTGATGCTATCTTCCAACAAGAGTATTACTGTAGCTTTGATGCATGAATAAATGGATCATATTATGCAGAAATACTTACTCAGCTAGAGAATGCAGGAAGAAGAACAACATTACCATACGATTCAGCTTTAGATGTCTTTACTGTTTGGGACTTAGGAATAAATGACTCTACTGCTATATGGTTTTGGCAGAGAATCTGAAAGGAAATCAGAGTTATAGATTACTATGAGAATAACTGAGAATGATTATCTCACTATGTAGCTATGCTTAAAGAGAAACCTTACAGATATTGAACTATGCGACTTCCTCATGATGCTCAAGCTAGAAGTTTACAGACATGAAAGACAGTAGAAGAAAAAATGTATGAATACTGATTTACAGATATTCAAATAGTTCCTAAGCTATCAGTATTAGACTGAATCAACTCAGTAAGAGCTGTATTACCTTATTGTTGGTTTGATAGAGAAAAGACTGAGCGAGGATGGAAATGCTTAAAGAATTACCACAAAGAACTAGATGAAAAGAGACAGGCTTTCAAATGACCTGAACATGACCGAAGCTCACATGGTGCTGATTCGTTTAGATACTTAGCTGTAGTGAATGAGCTATATGACTGAACAAGTCAGAAATGAAGAATTATAGAATCACGATCTTAATTTATATCAAATATAAGAGATGGTACACAATATCACAACTCAGAAAATGGTGGATAAAATCAAAGGATGGACTTATGAAGAAATCCAGACTAAAGTGGCTCAAGAATATGATGCATGAGCAGAAGTAGCTATGAAAAAAAGACCAATTCTGAGACAATATCTCAAGGCATATAATGTAAACTGAGAACAATTAAAAGACTGAGAAACAGTAAAAAGTAAATCCCTATATACTTATAGGAATCTTTTTATTTCTAGTCTATATAAGAACAGACCATTAGTAAAGATAGAGTGAAGAAAAAGATGAGATTCTGAATATGCTAAAACATGGAATCACTTATTAGAGTTTGATTATGAAGAACTAGATGAAGATAGAATAACTTATAAGAAAATAGAGGATGAAGTAGATTACTGAGTTTATCTAGCAGTAGATGAATGATGGGATAAAGTAACAGAATCTCCAAAGAAAAGACTTTATTCTCCATTATGTTGGATTCCTGATCCACACTTTGATGTAGTAAAGGGATTTAACTTTCATGGATTTGAACTAGAGCTAACAGAGTGAGAAGTATCAGACTTGTATAAGAATACTGAATATATGCTCACAGATAGAGAGCTAAAAGAACTAAAAGAAAAGCTAAAATCTGACTATACAACAAGACTTATGACATGGGCAGACTGATATGGTATCTGAGAAAGTTTCAGTACATATAAATCTCCTCTTAAATGCTATTCAGTATATAGACATTTTACAAAATTCAATGATAGATGGTATCTAACTGAATGGGCAAATGATAGAACATTACTAATCAGATGTGAAGAGATAGAGGCAGTAAGGAGTGAAGAGAAAAAAGATCCAACAACTATTCCATGTCCTGTAGTACATAGTTGGCTATTACCAAAGAAATGAGATCCTTATGGATTATGTGTATGAGATTTGGCTAAAGATAATCAAGATAGTGAAGAAAGTATCATGAACTTACTAATAGATAAGGTGCATGAAGAAACATTTAGCTGAATAACTGTATATAACTCTGATGTAGTAGATGGTAAAGAATTGGCTCACAGAAAATTAGGTAAAAGAAAATATGTACCATCTAAATGAAATCTAGAGAACAGAAAGATAATAGAGAATGTGCAGACTCAGACATCATGAACATGAGACTGATATAATCTAAAGTCAATGATAGACCAAAAGAGTACAAAAGAAATCTGATTTGATGAACAGAGTATCTGAGTATATGCAAGAACTATCACAGCTACACAGAGTCAACTACTCCAAGCTAATCAGAATGTCAGACTTTCAACTATATTTAAGGTATTCCTATGGGGAGAAAAACAGTATTGGGATGTACTTTGGTATAGAAGCTATCAGAAACACTTTAAGATGAAATCTGAGAAGAACATAACACTAAATAGCTGAATATGAAATGTAGTATATACTATCAAGTGAAAAGATTTGGATACAAAGAGAGACTTACACTTAGTATTAGTTACTGAGATAGACAGAAGAGAAAAAGAAGAAGCAAATAAAGCTGCATATATGGCAAGTTATCAACCTTTAATGGAGATGGCAGATCCATTTGGAAAGATAACTCTGACTAGAGATTATGCTAAGATAATGTGAATGGATGATGAAACTGTAAATACAGTATTTGAGTATCCACCTGAATATAATAAAGCAATGCTAGACCTAGAGCTACTGAATAATAACGAGGATGTAGGAGAAATAACTGACATGAATGAGAATCACAAAATCTACATACAAGTATATCAACAAGCATTAGATACTAAAGCAAAACAAAGAGCAATAATGAAGAGAAAACAGGCTTTGATATTGAGTGGGCAACAAAATCAGATGGCTATGATGCAGTGAATGGGACAAGTGAGTGGAGCAAGTCAGAATCAACTTGTAAGTAATTATATCTCACAAGAGAATCAAGCAAATAATCAACCAACAGCTTTATGACCTACAGTATGAAATGAAATCCCAGCAGAATAAGATAGATGAAAGGACATTAAAAGACTGATTAAATTCAGATTTCCGAAGACTAATCAAGGAATATGTAGAAGAACAGAAGCAGTCTTTAACAGCTGGCATCACATCTCCTGTATCAGAAGATATGAGTAAGACCATCTACAACAAGAGAGATATGGAACTCAAAGAGCTTTCAGACTATGAAGACTTTATGAATATTCCACACTATCTCCTAACAAGGATCAGTAATCAAACTGATATATCGGTGGAGGATGACCACTAATCAACATCATTTTATATCCTACTAAACAAGAATGACCAAAATCGTTTATGATGATGGAAGAGAAGAAGACTTCAATGAAGCAGATTTTATCTCAAGAGATGAGCTTTCTGAGAATTACATTTCTAAGGATGATGTAGCAGAAAACTATGTATCTAAAGAACTGTATGACAAAAAGAAGAAACAAGCTAAAGAGGCTTTTAAGCAGAAAGACTTAGCAGAAAAAGCTAATGCTGAAGTAGATAAAGCTGAATTAGAAAGAACTATTGAGGAAAAAGTCAGCTTCAAAGCTAAACATGGATTTGAAGAAATCCCTGCAGAAATTCTCCAAATTCGTGAAGCTAATCCTAACTTGACATGGGAACAGGCTTATAGAGTAGCTGATTATCATGAAGTCAGTAATTCAAATCCTAATCCATGAAGAGAAAAGGAGTGAGACATTGAAAGAAAGGAGATTTCTTTTGATGAATATGCTAAGCTCGCAGAGACAGATCAAGATGCTTACAATGTAACAGCACAAAAGATAGAGAACTGAGAGATTAAGCTGATTTAACTTTTAATTTAGTAACCCAATGGCTAAAAAAGAAGTCAAAAAGAAATCTGTTACTATTGAAGAAGTAGAAGCACCAAAAGAAACTACTCCTGAAATAGTAAAGGAGGACAAAGCTGAGGTAAAAGAATGGAGCTATGATGAGCTAGTTCTATTACCTAGAGAAGAGTTCTTAAAAGTTCAAGCTGATGTAAAGGCTTGAAAAGCAAAATTCAAACCACAATAGACTAAACTACACAATGGAAGAAGAGCTAATTTATTTAACTCTTTAACCATATATTTAACATGGCAAACACAGATCAGATTAGAAGCATTTTAGCTGCTGAACTTAGGAGAAAATTATCAGATGCTCCTAAAAAACCTTTTATGAGATTCGCTAACTACGAATTTGAGTGAGAACTCAAAAGAGCTGGAGATACTGTAACAGTACCTATCTCTCCAAAAATCACTCTTACAGATGTATCTTCTTTGAATAGTGGAGATATTAAAGCTACTTCAATAGCTGATATTACTGCAAGTGATAGAACTATTGGATACTCTAGCTTGGTAATCAACAAATTACATCAGTACAGAGAAAAATTCTCAGACCTAGAAGAAATCCAAACACTTTACTCTATCAAAGGAGGAAGAGTAGCAGATTTATTAGAGGGAATGGATACTGCTGTAGAAACTTCTATTATCGGAATGTTGGATGCTCACTTATCTACTTATGGAAGTGGATCTAACATAATCACTAAAGCTACTTTGACTACATCTAATGTAGCTGAAAACATTATGGAACTTAGAACTAAGTTATCAGAAAAAGAAGTGCCAATGGATAACAGAATCTTAATCGTATCTCCAAAGGTATCTGCTGTAATAGCACAAGCTGGAATCTTACAAGGAACTGAATTAGCTGCTAATGGAGCAGTTGAAGGATGGCTAGGAAAATTTGCAGGATTTGAGATTTACGAATCTAACTTAATCGCTGCTGCTGACATCTATGCTTTCAGAGCTAAATCTTATAACTATGTAAGACAACTCTTCAAAGTAAAGGTAACAGATGCTGAAGCTGGAATGTACTACAACATCTTGGGACAAATCGCTCATGGTGGAAAGGTATTTGACTGCAATGCAGAACAAATCTGGAAAGAAGTTATTACTGCATTCCAACCAACTCCAACTCCTACTGAATAGTAGATAAATAAGATGGGAGGACAAACTCCTCCCCTCTTTAATAAATAGTCAGACTTTTTAACTTATTATTTATTATTGAGCTAATGACAATTCAAGACTTATTGGAAGAAGCATACGAAGATACTAATACTTCTATAGCTAACTATCCATACACTAAAGGACTAAAAAAGCTGAATGAAATCTATTCTGAGATGTACAGAATGATAGTAACTACTCAGGAAGACTATTTTTGGACTTATTGGAATACAGAGTTACAAGAGTGAGCTAGAGAATATAAAGTAGAGAGAGAATGGACTACTCTATTAGATGAAAATGAGAATCCTGTACTAGATGACCAATGAAATGAAATCAAAGTACCATGAATAGAGAAAGTAAAAAAAGTAATTATCCGAACA